CAATGGCGCCACCACGCTTTTTATGTGCCACCAGCAAAACGGCCATCTTTGTTCCGGCTGGGTTGCCTGCCACGATACCGACCATTTGCTGGCGCTGCGCCTTCATCGCGTCCATCCCTCGACATTCAACTATGCGAGCCCGGTGCCGGTGTTTTCATCTGGCGCGGAAGCGGCCCTTCACGGCATGGCTGAAATTTGCCGCCCCGGCGATGCCGCCCTCATGGCAATAGCCAAGCTGGAGAGGCAGCGGAGAGTAAAGGATAAACGATGATACCCCTTTCCCTTTATGACAAATTTCGTGTCCATCCTCCCCGCTTTTGGATGGGCGCCGGGGGGCTTGGCGACGATCAGGCCGGTTGCTTCGATATGAAGATGAGGGCCGGTTCGAAATTGCGCGTCATCGCCACATGCGGCGACGGCTGGGATCATGTGAGCGTGTCGCATGTCACCCGCTGCCCGACATGGGAAGAAATGTCTTGGGTGGCCCGCAAATTCTTCGGCGATGAGCCAGCGATGCAACTTCATGTCGCCAGCGCCGATCACGTCAATCACCACAAATTTTGCCTGCATTGGTGGCGCCCGCAGGATACAGAATTGCCCCTCCCGCCGTGGTGGATGGTCGGGCCAAAGCAAAATGCAAGATCAGAAGCGCTCAACAGCCAGAGAGGAGCATGAGCATGTCAGCAGCAATTGAAACGGAAATCCTAGCGTCGATCCCGCGCATGGGGCGGAAAAATCGGCCTATTCACAATATCGTCGATGGCCGAACCGAGATGACGTTTGAGAACATTCATGATCTTTGCGCCTTCGTGGCGCGGGAAATCAATTTCACCAAGAAGAAATATTCAAGGTTCGCCAGTGAGGCGGGCATGGCCCACGGCACCGTGTCGAATATGGCCAAGGGCGTTACCCAGCACCCGCGCGCCGAAACCGTGTTTCAAATGCTGAAAGTGCTTGGTTACGAGGTGGTGGTGCGCTCATGAGCAAGGCCGGATATATCGAACAGATCGAATTCAAAATCCAAGCCCACCAGAAGACGGTCGACGCCCTGCTAAACGAAATCGAAAAGCTCCGGCATGCGGCGGATGTCATTTTGGAGTTGCGCGGCAACGACGTAGGCGGCCCCGTCGTCGATATTACGCCGCGAAGCTCCGGGCAAATCACCATCCGTAAGATCGGCGCCCCGGCTCAAGGCGCAAAACCTGATCGGTCTCAACGCCGGGCCGCGCGTCAGGAGTTACGCCAGAAGATTGAAACCTGCCTGACGGGCAGCCATCCGTTAACATCGGCCGAAATCCGGCAGCGGCTAAATATGGTCGGTGACCAGTACAATAAGACGATCTGGAATACGCTCTACTATATGTCCAAAGAACTTAATGTTTTGGTGCATGAAAACGGGGCATATCGCCTTGCCTGATGTCTTGTCGATCTGGGTGGTCTATGACCATCCGAAAGACTTCCCACACTGCTACGTTGCCCGAAGATGGGAGGGCGAAAAGCCGATGGCCGACAAGCTCGTCTCGCCCGATCTGGAAAAACTACGCGACGTGCTTGAAGGAATGGGACTTGTCAAACTGATGCCGATGGCGGGCGACGATCCCGTCATTCTCGAAACTTGGCTGTGATCTGCCATCCATAGCCAAGACTGCACGGGCCGGGAGACGCCCCTCAACCCTATCCCGGCCCGTGTTGACCGTTATCGTGCGCATCACTTAAATGGCTTTGGACATGGCAAGAGCCCGTGTCCAACATAAATTCATTCCCCAGCCCGCCCAGGTGCCTTACATCACCAGCCCGGCCGACATCACCGTTTTTGGTGGCGCGCGCGGCGGCGGCAAGACATTCGGCTCGCTTGGAGACTGGTGGCTGCATGCTGAAGCCTACGGCGTGCATGCGCGCGGCTTGATGCTGCGCAAGGCGCGCGCCGATCTCAAAGACACGATTGCCATTGCGGGCGAGCTGTTCGGCAATGCCGCCAAATGGATATCGGCCGACGCCTATTTCCAGTTCGTGACCGGTGCCCGGCTCTACATGGCCTATCTGGAAAACGAGAAAGACGCGCAAAGCTATCAGGGCTGGTCGCTGACACGCATCTATCTTGAGGAAATCACGCAATTCCTGTCGCTTGAACCGATGCTGCGCTTGCTGGCGACACTGCGCTCTACCGCTGGTATCCGCTGCCAGATGAAAGCGACCTGCAATCCAGGCGGCCCAAGCCATTTCGCCGTGAAATCCATGTTTATCGACAATGGCCCCAACGTCATCGTCAAAGACCCGGAAACCGGCATTTCCCGCGTTTTCATCCCAAGCCGGGTTCAGGATAACCCGGCACTGCTCGCCAACGATCCCGGCTATATCAACCGCCTCAAAGGCGTCGGCTCCCCGCAACTGGTCAGGGCATGGCTTGATGGTGATTGGGATGTCGTCGAAGGTGCGTTCTTCCCCGAATTCTCGCGCGATCGGCATGTGCTCCGGCCTTTTCCGATCCCGGCCGCATGGATCAAATTCCGCTCGATGGATTGGGGCTCTGCCCGGCCGTTTTCGGTCGGCTGGTGGTCGGTCTGCCAGGACACATTCGAACATGACGACCGCATCATCCCGCGCGGCGCGATCATCCGCTACCGTGAATGGTACGGCGCCAAGCCCGGCTTTGCCAATGAGGGCTTGAAGATGCCCGCCGAAACGGTCGCTCAGGGCATCGTCGAGCGCGAAACCGAACCGACCACCACCAAGCGCGAATATGTCGCCTATGGCGTGCTCGACCCCGCCGCCTTCAATGTCATTTCCGGCCCTTCCATCGGTGAAACCATGATGAGGAACGGCGCCGCTTTCCGCCGCGCCGACAATATCCGTACGTCGCGCGACCGGCGAATGGGCGGCTGGGATCAGCTTCGCCAGCGCCTCAAGGGCGACGGTGACGGCAATCCGATGATCTTCTTTTTCGATCACTGCCCGAACATCATCCGCACCTTGCCGATGATGGTTCATGACAGCTCGAACCCGGAAGACCTCGACACCGATCTTGAAGACCACGCCGTTGACGAGGTTCGTTACGCCTGCATGAGCCGTCCATATCTGGCCCGCAAGGAAAGCTATGGCGACCGCAATCCCTTCCTTGTCGCCAACGCCTTCAAACTCGACGAATTGGGGTGATCCATGGCCAAAGACCCGACCATTACGACACCGGATGTGGCCCCGACACCACCCGCCGAAGCCGGGAAACCGGATATCCAGATCGATACCAGCCCGGCCGCCGACGATCCCAATCTCGGCATCGATCCGAAATACTGGCTGAACTGTCTTGACGATGCGGAGCGGGCGGAAAGCGACTGGCGCAAGCGTGGGCGTGAGATCGTCCAGATTTACCGCAATGAAAGCGGCAACGCGACCACTAAAAACAGCACGACGGCGGCCAAGACCAAGGGGCGCGGCGGCCGGGTAACGTTCAATATTCTGTTTGCCAACACCGAAACGATGCTGCCCGCCATCTATACCAGACCACCGGAACCGGTGGTGAAGGCACGCTTCAATTCACCCGATAATCCCTTTCCGCCGCCGCCCGCTCTCGGCTCTTTGGGAGCACCACCCATACAAATGCCGCCATTAGGACCGGTAGCGCCTCCATCGCCACCGGCTCCGGCGCCGGGCTCGCCACCGTTGCAACCGAATGGGCCGCCCGGCGATCAGGGGGGTGGTGCTGTCCTTCCGGCCGCACCGCCCCCCGCCCCACCCATTGCGCCGCCGCCGATGATGGCGTCGCCTGCCATGAAGCATCCGAAGCAACAGGCCATCGAAACGGCGGCATCGGTGATCGAAAAGGCGCTCTCCATCGTGGTCGAGGATGAAATCAGCCATGAGAGCGTCAAGGCGGCGATCAAGGATGTCCTGTTGCCAGGCCGTGGCGCCGTGCGCGTGCGCTGGATACCGACGATGGAGAGCCGCCCGGTCATGTCGGCCGATGGCGTGACGCCGCTGCCCGGCATCGGGGACAATGGCGGGCCGCCGATGGAAGACGTCAAGGTCTGGGAACAGGTCAATGACGAGTATGTCTATTGGGAGGATATCTTGCTCGACCCGGTGCGCGCGCCCGGCGATACCGACTGGATTGCCTTCCGCCATCTCTTCACCGCCAAGCAGGCCACGGAAGAATTTCAGGGGTCGAGCCCGAAATTCGACGCGCTGATTGCGGCCGGAAAACTCGAAAGCGAATTGTGCCTCTGGACCGAAGAGAGCGCGGCAAAAAACCTTGTCGGCGGCGGCCAGCCGATGAAGGCGGCGACCAAGCTTGGCGATGTCATCAAGAAGATGATGGTCTGGGAAATCTGGGATCGACCGAACCGGCGCATCATCTGGTTTATCCGCGAACTTGGCGGCATGCCGCTCAGGGTCGACGAAGACACCTATCAGCTTGAGGGCTTCTATCCGATCCCCCGGCCGATGCTGGCCGTCACCACCACCGACACGCAAATCCCGCGCGCCTTTTACGATCTCTATTCCGATCTGGCTGGCGATCTCGACGAAACCAGCCGCCGCATTTCCAATCTCACGCGGCAAGTGAAGGTGCGCGGCGCCTATAACAGCGCTTCCAATGAGATCGCGCAATTGCTGGCCGCCGACGATCAAAAGATGATCCCCGTCGATGGCGTCGACATGCTGAACGGCGGCATTCAAAACCATATTTGGATGCTGCCGATCATCGATTTCGTCAATGCGCTGAAAGAGCTTTACGTCGCCCGCGAAGAGATCAAGCAGGCGATTTACGAGATTATGGGCATCTCTGACATCATGCGCGGCGCCACCAAGGCGTCGGAAACGGCCACCGCCCAGCGCATCAAGGGTTCCATGGGCATGGTGCGCTTGAGCGACCAGAAGCAACAGGCCGCCAATTTCGTCACCGACCTGTTGCGCATGAAGGCGGAATTGATCGCCAAGAATTTCGACGCATCGACGCTCTCGGCCATGACCGGCGAGGATGTCACCCCGGATGTCATGGCGATTTTGCGCTCCGATTTCATGCGGACATGCACCGTCGATATCGAGAGCGACAGCACCGTCGTTGCCGACGAACAAGACGAACAACAGTCGATGGCCATGGCGATGCAGTCTATCCAGGCGGTCATGCAAGGCATGGCCGCCGTGCTTCAGCTCGGCATCTTTCCGGCGCCTCAGGTCGCCCAGCT